TTACCATCTTTGTCTTTCTGATGATGAAACTCATCTTCCTTAACGCAATTAGGAACAGACTTTCCTCCCTTCATCTTAGTTCCCTTTGCCTTATATCCTTTCCAGCATGTAGAAGCACCAACATTAGCACGTGCTTGCTTCATACTACCTTCGTCTATATTATCCCAGTTCTCAATCTTAATCTTTTCAAGAACCATTAACTCACCATCAATTTCAACCTCTTCTCTTTCTAAGATGTTTGGGCACTCATCAGTAGGATGGTTACCACCACATTTCTTACAAACTTCTGTCTCTTCTTTAGTAGCGAGTTGTGCTTTAGGAGATTCTTTCTTAGGACCTTTCTTTTTAATAGATACTCGTTCAATCTCTGCACCGTGTGACTGTGGATCCATGCCATCGAATGGTGCTTCAGATAAATGAATATCTGGTAGGTCTGTGTTCTGGAAGCAATCGCCACCCATCCACTTTCCATATGATTCCATCAAACCTGATGAAAAATCATCATTATTTTTGACGGTGTTAATTGTATCTTGCTTCTTCATTTACTTACAAGGAGGTTCTTCTCGTATTATTTATAGCTCTAACATTCTTAATCCATTCACGGAACATTTTTCCTTCTTCAGATATAACAATTGCATAGTTACCACCCACTCTGTGGATAGTTCCTTTAACTCCTGTTCTTGAAGACATGACACTATCACCCTCGCTTAGACCTTCATCGTGTCTTTGCTGTTGTCTTAGTGCTTGTTCTCGTAATTTCTTAAAATTTATCATTTATAGTTGGCGGGTAAGTTCGCTGCTATTTCCATCATTAAAGTTTTGCAATCAATATCTCCTAAGGAACGTGGTATACCAGATCTGAACGTTTTGAAATCTTCAACAAATGCTGCTCGTCTCATTTTTGTTCCTGATACTTTAAATGTATCACCATCTGCATCCCTAGAACCAGAAGATATGATGTCTAGCGTACGAAAAGAAAAATCTTTATCGTTACCATTGTATTTATGAATCCACTGCATCGCTTGTACTCTATCAGATCCTACTAACATCACACACTCATCAAATCCTGCCATCATTATATCTTGCAGCACTGCTACTGGATCTCTAGGTCCGCTATAGATGTGTCCTTTATGTGTAGGAAACATCTTGTTCATATAATATAGTTTTCTATCTGGTAAAAGAGGGTTGTTTCCTTTAACATCTACAGATTGTGAGATATAAATTCTATACTCATGCGTTCCCGCAATACGTTTTACTGCATCAAAGTTCTCCTTATGACCTGTGGTAGGAGGTTGAAACCTACCAAAGGTAAAATAACATTTGTTGCACTTTAACGCCATTTTTTTGCTAGTGTAAAGTTGATGTAAGAGAACTCTAAACGATTGACAAGTTTTACCATGTCACCATCTTTATGTAGAACATAACCCTCAGGTCCTGTAACCTTATATCCATTATCTGTAAGTGCAAATGTCCTAAAAGTCTCTAAGTCATCTAACTTATCAATTATAAACTGCTTACTCTCCTGTATTTTTTTGTACAGATCTATCATTGCTTTGAACTTGCCTTCATTTTCCCTAAGGTAGTTCTGACTATCATGTACTAATTTACTTTTCTGTGCTCTTGTCTTTGGTGTTTTAATTTTATCAAGTAATGCTGTGGTTTTGTCATAATAAAAATTATATAAACTAGCAAAAGTTTTACTAACATCACCAATAGCACGTGCTGCTTTAATTTCTGAGTTAAAAAACTGTTTTACATAAGAAGCAACATGATATTTTTCATCTCCTTTAGTTCCTGATAGAAGAACTAACTGATCTAAGAAGTCTCCACATTCCTTACAATTTTTTTCTATAGCAGAAATCATTTTATCAAAGTTTGTTGCTTCTTGATTACTCAATCCTACCCTATGCATAGGTGTATCATTATTAATTACAGCAACTTCTTTAATTTCATTTAGTGTCTCACCAACACCAGCTTTTGCTTGCATAGATGGTACATGATCACCTGTATAATGTGTATGAAATACTATAATTACCTCAGCATTTTTAATTTTTGTACCTATTGGATGATCAACTGGTATACCATATGTAAGTGCTTGGTTGCCAAACGTATAAAGTTTTTCTCCATTAACAGTTTCTGTCTTTACATCAGATTTATCTGCTAAAAAGTCACCTTGTATTACACCTTTGATACCTAACTGAGAAAAATATTTAAAACATAATTTTAATTTCTTAGCAAGATCAGGAGATTTTTCTCCATAATACATGTCAATACCATTTTCACTACTAGCAATCTTTGGTTCTTCTTTATTGAATACTGATTTAGTTCCAATGAAAAAGTTTTCTGTTCTTGGATTGATGCCACAAACAACTGATGGTACACCATCCCACTTAGTCTGCATAAATCCTGTGCTATTATCAGACCCAAGCATTTTTCTTATTTCTTGTAAGAAACTAACCGCAGCCATACATCCCTCAACTCCATAGTTGAGCATCTCATCTTCTAAATGTTCTAAATGTTTTAACTGTGTTACGTTTGCCATCAATACACCTTCACAAATACTGATGAGAAATCTAATTGAGAACTAGCAAACAAATATAATGCCTGTACAATTTGATCTGCCTTGGTTGGATTATCTCTTAATGCTTTTAGTAACCTGAGACCATTTAATTTACTATATCTCCACTCTTGTGATTTTTCTGCAACAATCTCTTCGTACTGTGCCATGTCACGTTCAATCAATGTTCCTCTTCGATTGTTAATTGCATCAAAATCTACTAGCAATTGTGAAATTTCTCTTGTTATACTTATTCTAGCAGTTCTTAGTGAAGGATTACACTGATTGTAAAAATTTGTATTATCCCAAGGCATAGAATTAGGAGCATATTCATTTACAATGCTCGCAACATTACCTCCACCACAACGACCATGTGCTGCTGTTGCTCCTTTTAATTCTATTTGCCATGATGCTTTCGATCCACCAAAGTTTCTTAATTGAAATTTATCAAATTCACCACTACCATAATATAAGTAGACATCTATAGGTGTACCACCTCTATTTTCAAATAATAAATCGTATCCACCTGTGCTATTTCTATCAACCCATTTATAACTAGAAACTTTTGCTCTTCTTTCTGCAGGAGGTTCTTGATTCATCACCTCAAATCTAGCACTAGCACTCTCTATTGCTTCTGTTATGCCTTCAGATTTTTTAAGTGACACTCCTACAAGTTCTTTACTTATAAATTTTTCATCAAGGAATTTATTAATCTCTGCTGCAGTGTTTAAATTGTTTAGAGGTGACATATCAAGTCCTCTCTTAGCAATCCATATATCAGAAGGATTCCATTTATCTTCATCTGTAAATTTAGATTCGTTTAATGCTACTAAATTTGTATTGACCCTTTTATATGCATTTTTTATCTCAATATTATCAAATCCACTACCACGATAGAACCTAGCATCTTGCACTCTGCATTGTGGTTGACTATAAAGTTTATTTGCTGCTAGGCAATGTGATTTATGCCACACAGTATCTGCCCACAAATTTTCAAATGGAACATCTACAAAACAATAATCATTATATGCTTGTCTTAGAACCTCTTCTGATATTGGTTGTCTAAAATCTAAATCTTGAGTAACAAGATGATATCTTACTGCACAATATACAGCAAACATAGACTCGTTTATAGCAGTTGATGCTGATCCAGCACCACTACCACCACCTTGTATAGGTTTTACTTGTACACGAAATTTTTTATTATCTACTATAGGAATGTCTATGACATTTCCATTTACTTCTACATCATATGTCTCTCTACTTCCTGTAATATTTTTACTGGTTATAGCAGTTACTAAAGTATTTGTTATTCTACCTCTTTCTTGTTGAGGTACATCTATTCTAAGATTAAGAACAATTTGTTTAGTTGGATCTAATTGTCTTACTTCTATAATATCTCTTGTATTATACCCTTCCTCACGTAGACACGTTGTTATATCTCTTGCACGTGCTGCAAAATCTGTTCCTAAATTAGTAAATGAGTTTTGCCTTCTTGCCATTTACCTATTTATTTTAGCGGTCTCCTTTTTTTCTATTCTCAGAGAAGTAAACATCAAACGATCCCTCAGGATAACGCTTCTCTAGTTTCTTAACATTGGTAGCAATCACATCATCAAATGATACTTCAAGTGCCATGCATGCCTGTGCTACGTACCACATGATGTCACCAAGTTCAATGATCAAATGTTCTCTGTTGTCTTCGTTCCATGGTTTACCTTGGAATACCATCTTTTTAATGATTTCAAGGAACTCTCCACCTTCAGCATTAATCCCAACACCAGCAGTGGTAAGACGTTCAATATTGGCACCTTCTCTGTCAAGTTCACCCAAGCGATTAACAAGAGATTTAAAATCCTTACTAG